CATTACTATTAAATACGAGTGACCTTAAATCGGTCACCTGACATCTTGGTATAGTCAGGTTCCTCGTTCGCAAATATGAGCACGTGTGGTGATTTGCCACAAATCATACCACCCTCATACTTACCACTATAAAAAAACATATCCTTAATTTCTTCCAGACCAGAATAGGATACAAAATCAAGGGAACTCCGTGGAATATTAATTAACACGATTTTAGGTAAGCACTTATTGGTGTCCTGATAAGTAACAATACCATTCTTCATATCTGCTGCCTTACCGCTTAATACGACAGCATTTGCGTAATGTGTAAAAATATATTTTTGAAATGTCGTCTTACCCTTACATCCGTCGGGTTCCCAATACCAATACAAAGAACGTTTATCTGGGTCGGAATTAAGTATAGCAATAATCTCCTGTTCCCAATCATATAAGGTCTCAATCTCTTCAACAAAAGCGGGTTCGGGAAACCCCCAACACGCACGAAATACGCCGTCGTGAGTTTCTTCCTTATTACAATAATTAGCAACGTCGTCAACATCTTTGAGTGTCTCAAAGTGAGCACCCTTTAGGGTCTTAAACTCACTATCGCGGTGTTTGGTTTTACACCAAATCATACCCTGTAGGTGTTTTCTATTTGTAGATGGACTGATTTCAGATTGGACTTTGCCTTTATAGGCAAAGCGTTTGAGTTCTGCAACGATGAGTGGCAGAACGGAACTATCTTCATAAAAGTAAGTAAAGAAATGATTTTTTCTAACTGGAGATTGCTTTTGTTTAGGAGCGGGGGAAGGGAATTGAGTATTACCCTTCCCCTCGGAACTATCTGGAACTATTGGCATCTATATAGAACTATAAGAACTATCTCTTTAAGTCCTTTTTTATAGATATATATAATAATTTAGGAGAAAACAACTTAAAGATTATTTTCTCATACTATAGTATAACAACTTTTATGGCATTTAATCCTCGCAAGAAGCGCTTTGGTCGCAGACGACCTATGACCCGCCGCAATAAGACCGCTAAAGTGTCCAAACCTTTACGTCGCGCGGTTAAGCAAGTAATGAAGACGCAGGTAGAAACTAAAACTATCAACGTTCCTCGTGTCCCCGCAGGGAGCGCCAACAGCGTCTATCAACCTTACGTTGCGCTGTCAGGTATTCAATACCTGGTTCAAGATGTATTTAGGCAACCACAAGGAACAGCAAACTCCACTGCACTCGGCAGTGGCAACCGCATCGGTGACAAGGTTCAAGCAATCGGTTTTCTTATGGACTACTATTTTAGTATCCCAAATTTTTACGCTATTGCTTCTACATCGTTCTTCATACCATATGTTAAACTTCGCATTACCTGTTTTAAGCAAGCATTCGGGTCGCCTCTGTTGAGCACACCATTACTTTATGATACTAATTTTTTGGCAACAGCGACATCCACACTACAACCTATAAACTGGGACGAAGGTTTCGTTAAAGACGTTCTCTACGACAAGGTGTTTATTATTCGGAATAACCTGTCTGTTCAGGTTCCAGGCGGTGGCACTACACCGAACATCCCACAATCGGGTAATATGTTTCACTTTAAGAAATACATCAAATACCCCCACGCTATTAAGTATACCGATAATAACACATCATCTCCCAACAGCACGGATAAACCGATTTACGTAGTAATATCGGCAGAAGTGGATGACAGCAATACTGGTCTCATCCCTTCAACTACAAATATTTTATATTCAACTGGATACACCCGCGCCTGGTTTAAAGATGCTTAACTTCTTAAGCGAAGCGCATCGCGTAGCGATGCACATACACCTATGTCCCGCGCCCGTTCATTACCCGTCCTCCGCAAGTTTGAACCGGAGGTTCAAGGGTGATGCTACACATCACGCCCCGCGTGATGTGTATCATTACTATTAAATACGAGTGACCTTAAATCGGTCACCTGACATCTTGGTATAGTCAGGTTCCTCGTTCGCAAATATGAGCACGTGTGGTGATTTGCCACAAATCATACCACCC